ACTTTAACTCTTCCGTTTAATACACCAGCAAAAGTATTACCAGTATCATCAACGTTTAAGTTGGTTGAAAGAGCAGGTGCGTAATCTAATACACCAGCCATTGACAATGCTGAAGCTACGTCTGAAGAACATAGAATAAAGTTTCCTTTACCCCTTCTTGTTTCTTTAGCAATAACATTTGATTCTCTTTCGATTTGGAACAATAGTCCTTTGAACTTTTCTACAGACCATCTTCCGTTAGCATCAACGTCTAAGTTAAATGTTCCACCAACTGCAGTTGCTGACGCACCTGTTTTAGCTTGGTTGTTAACACTTCTTACAACTTCTCTGTTGATTTCTGCTAATATTTCTGATGATAATATATTTGCAAGTTCTGATTCTGCATCAAGGCCGTGGATTGCTTTAAGGTCTTGTGCAAGTTCTAATGAATATTCCGCTTTTAGTGCTCTTGACTTTGCTGTCACTGTAGCTTTCTCGATTGAGAATGCCATTTCAGCAAAATGGTTTCCAGCACCATCACCTAGTGATTCTGCTGAAGCTGTAGACATACCTGTAGAAGTCTGTGACGCATAAGAACCATTGAATGGGTCTCCTGAGTGGTCGCTTCCTACTGAAGTTGATGTTGTTTGAGCAGATGCTGAGTAATCAGTTCTAGCTTCGTTATGTAAAGCTTCTGATGTATTCAGTCTATCAGCGTCAACGTCATCGTTATATCTTGCTTTCATAGCAAAGATAAGTCCAGTTGGGCCGGTCATTGGTTGAACACCGCAAATGTCGTATGCAACGAGATTTGGCATAGCACGTCTTACTAATGAAATCAATATTGGATCCCAGTTAGAAATTCCTGTGCCTGTGGAATTTAAAGGTGCTGCTTCTGCAAGAGTAGCTCTGTCTTCGTTTAGAGCTTTTTCTTGGTTTTCAAGGATAACAGCTGTGACTGCACGTTTGTAGTTATCTTCGATTTTTGGTAAATCGGAGTGTTCTAGAATCGGCGACCACTTATCTTGTAAGTTTTCTGATAAAAACATTGTTTTTAATCTCCTTTAAATTAACCTAATGGTTTAAGTTTTGATAATGCCTCTGAATATCTAGCAATTGAAGGTTCTAGAACAGGTTCTTTCTCTTCTGAGATTTCTCCAGTTCCTTCTTCAACTATAGTGTCTTCAGAGATGGATTCACCTTCAACTGGGAAGTAAGCTTCTTTGATTTCTTGAACTTTATCACTAAAGTCTTCGATATCTTTAAAGTCTACACCATTTGATAATGATTCCATTTTCTCTTTTTGTGATTCAGACAAGTCTTTACAGGCTTCTCTTATCACGTCACTTCTCTTAAGTTGGTCGTTCTCTTCAACAATTTCCATGTTTTTAGACACTTCGTTGTCAAGTTTCTCTTCCATCTCATCGAGACGATTTGCGAGTTCATCGATAACGTTATACTTATCTTCAGGAACGTCAACATAATGTTCTACGAACAATGTTTTCAATCCTTCGATAAAGTTTTCAGTCATCTCAGACCTCAAACCTCTTTCTATAGCAAGTTCATTTTCTTTCGTCCATTCATCTGCACAATAAGTAAGATACTTGTCAACAGCTTCCGCAAGGTCACTCTTAACTTTCTCTACTGAGGTTTTTAATTCTTCTGAGTATTGAGACTCAAGTTCTTCTTTGATTTCAGCAACTTTTGAAGTCACTGCAGCTTTGAAGATTGTTTTAGCTTTTTCTTGATTTTCTTCTGAAAGGTCAAGTGCTTCTGAGATTGCAGATAGGTCGTCTTCTACTTCTATCTCTACTAATGAAGATTCGAGTTCTGCAGAAGTTTCTTCGTCAACAGATTCTTCTTTGACTTCTTCTTCTTTCTCGTCTTCTTCTTCGTCTTCATACTTCTCTGCAAATTTAGCAACTTCTGCTTCATTCATAGATTTTAGTGTTTCAACGATTTTTCTAGCGACTTCTGCTTTTGTCAAGGTTTCGTCAACTTCGTCTTCTGATATACTACCAAAAGTTTTTTGAAGTTCTTCTTTAGTCATTTCCTTCATATTGTTGACGATAGCTTTAATGTTCTCCATTTTAGATGTTGTAGCAACATCTTTCTTAGAATCTTCTTCACCTTCTTTGAGTTTATCACCCTTTTCAGGTTTTGATGCACCTTTCTTCTGAGCATCACCTTCGTTAGAAGGTGCTGTTTCAGCTGATTTTACTGATGCAACAGCTTTGTCAACAGGATTTTCTTCAGGTTTGACGACATCTCCCTTTCCGCTTTCGATTTTCTCAGCGTCGGAAGACCCTTGTTTTACAGGCTTCTTGTCACCATCTTCTGCTTTAGCGTTAGGCTGTTGACCTTCCTCTAATGCATCTACAGTTTCTTCAACTGTATCTAGGTTTGTTTCTAACTCTGCCATGTTTTTCTCCTGTTTGAGTTTACTTTTTTATTTATATGTTAAAGACTCTCAACGAACCTTTTCCATGATTTTATAGTGATTTCTTCCAAATTATGTGATTTTCCCGTCTTAATTTCGGTATGCATCTCATCAATTTCTTGAGCAGTAAGTCTACCATGTTGATAAATCCACTCTACACCTTCCATGATTCCGTTAACGAAAGCTTCAGGTGCAGACGGGTCTGCAACAATGTCACCTGCTGTAGCAAGTTGAAAGTCATCTTTTACATATTGAGCACCACCTTTTTGTTCTAGTGAACCAAGTCCACGAGATGATACTCCCAATTTAGCACCATCATCAATCAAATTTCTTACGATTTGACCATTGGGGGTGCTTAAAATCTTTGCACGTCCCACATAGTTATTACCATCTTCTTCTAGTTTGGTAATCATATGTGAAACTTTGTCTAAATTAATTGTAGGGCCTTCAGGGTGTCCTAACTCACCGAATGCTCTATCTTGTTCTACGAATTCTTTGTTATATCTTTTTACTTCTTTCTGCATAACCTCTTTAGGGTATACACGGCCGTTTCTGTTTTTGATTTCGGCTTGCATAAAGACACCTTCAATGAAGTATTCTTTTTGTCCTTTGTCGTTCTCCTCAATTATGATTGGAGAAACACTGTAATTATTAAACTCTGATATTAATTTCATTGAAAATTTCCTCTATGTCTATATTTTCTTCTTCCGACATTGTTTTAATAACTTCCTTCATGGATTTCATTTCTTTCTCAGCAGATTTTAAATCTTTGTATGTTGCACCACCGAAACTTTGTCCGTCTATGTAGACATGAACTTTACCTCGATATTCAGTGTAAGTGATTACTATCTCCTTACCACCTATTTTTACAACACCCCTCTTGAGTTCTTTATGTCCACGAGGCAATTTAAACTTTGCTTCGTTTAACTCAACAGTGATTTCTGCAAAGGATTTCATCAGTTATTCTACTTCACCAGCTGGTTCGTTAACTTTATCCATCCAATCTACTTGCATTTCAACTCTTTTCATATCGATAGATTCTGCAGATTTCTGTTTAATACCAGTAAATATTTGGTCTTTCGCAGTATCTAACTTACCACTCTCAATTGAGTCTACTATTTCTTTTGCAATTTCACTACTCATTTTTAAAATCCTCCGAAGTCATTACTATCACTTCCTTCATTGTCCTCACCACTATCTCCTTCTTTTGAGATTTGTGAGTCTATTAATTTAATGTCTTCTTCCGTCTGTCTTAGAATGTATTTTCTAACATATTCTTTAGAGAAATACTCTCCAACATAGTCGGAAATATTTGAGAGAGTATCTAATCTCTCTCTTATTATCTCTGCATCTTTCAACTCTGTAAAGTGGTTGTCGGTTGCAAAGTCATACTGAAGAAAATCTTTGATATTATCAAATTCATCTCCAGTTGTGATTTCCTTAAGAACTAATTGTGTCTTAAGAATATCTGTAAAAACTCTTGCAAACTTCTTCTGAAGTCTGTTTGTGAACTTATTAAATTTAAGTTCGTCTCTAGAAATTTCAGACGCACGACCCATATTGAATCCGTTGTCTGCTTCCATTCTAGAGGCAGGGACGTTTAGTGATTGATATAGTTTCTTCTTAAAGTATTCTATATCTGCAATATCATCTAAATTCTGTCCACCAGGCAGTGTAGTAATTTCTGTTCCTCTACCACCTTCTCTACGAGGCAACCAAAAATCTTCCAACATACTCATATGTTTTCTATCGTCTTTGATTTCCCCTGTATCTGCATTGTAAACCAATTTGTTCTTATATCGGTTCATAACGTCTGCAAGATACTGTTCTGCTTTTGCTTTTGGAAGGTTTCCTACGTCAATGTAGAAAATTCTTCTTTCGGGAGCACGTGATATTCTGTAAATAACAAGTGCATCTTCCAACATTGATAACTGATTTGCAGTCTTCAATGCTTTATGCAGATACCCAATGACTACGTTTTTAGTGTAGTCAAGTAATCCCGAAGTTGTATAACATACAGCTTCAGGTGCAATTCTTACAACATGTCCTTCTGTTGCAGTGGATTTATCAAATCCTTTGTCGTTAAAGAGATAGAACTCTTCTATTTTAGAAATTCTATCAATTTTGTCGGCACCCTTTTTCTTCTCAATGTTTCTAACCTTCTTAATTTTAATCGGGTCAACATTTCTTAAGTCAACTAGACCTAATTTAGGTCTTTTTGAGTCAACGACTTTATGGAAGTAAATTCTTCCATCGACATACCATTTTCTGAACAATTCATGAGAGTTCTGATTGAACTTCATTAGAGATAAGATGTGATTAAACTCTTCTTGTATCTTTTTCTTGATACTATCAGAGAGTTTAACGTCTCTGAGGTCGAGTGATACTATCTTATCTGATGTGTCAGATGTGATACACTCATTAACTATGTCTTCGATTGCAGAGTCACACTCTGGCACCAAAGACGTTTCTCGGTATCTTCGAATAAGTTCCGCTTCATTCTTGACACCGCCTTCCATATCGACAAACGACCCATAGGCTGCTCCCGATACAAAACCACTCTGTTGTTCAATGACGGGAGTCCCGTCATCGTCAACTGGTGGGACAAAGGACTTTTGATTCTTGTCCTCTATCGTTCTTAAATCGTCTTTCTTACGATTTATTTCAAACCCTAAAATTTCCATACTAATATTTATACCACCAAAATGTGTGGTAATTATTCACTTTAAAGACTACTTAACTCTTTCCCAGTGAGAGAAAGTAAAGTCAACAGTAAATTCCTCTAATGCATCAACAGTATCGTAAGATAATTCGATTGCACCAAGATTTTTTGGGAACATGTTGAAAAACTCGTATCTCGCAAGGACTGAGTCATCTTTGTTTAATTGTTCTACGAATGCTCTAGATATAAGATAATCTGTAGATGTTGAACCTACTCCACTATCCATAGCTTGAATTTCTTCCTGCCATGCTTCTAGACCACTTCTTACTGAGAACTCAACATCGTTGATAACTGTAATCTGCCAATCTTCGAAAGTTCTTTCTCCAGCAAGTTTAAGGTTGTGTCCTCTGAAAGGAACTACCACTTCTCCCAACGTTCCCGCAGGGATATTAGCAGCTTTACATAAGAACTCAATCTTATTACCAGCTCTTGGTATAAAAACTTTAAATCGGTTAGCACGTGGGCCTCCACCGATAAGTTGTGCTTTAAATTGGTCTATAGTTGCCATTTATTTCTCCTTAAACTGCACTGTATATTTCTTCAAACTCAACACCACTTCTAGCAGCAACAAAGTTTAAAGTAATAAAATTAATACTTCTAGCAGGTTTCACGAAGATAGAACAAACAAATTCATTTCTATCTATAACTGTATCAGTGTTGTTAGTTTCATCACATAATACTGAGAAATCTACTAGACCTCTTCTATTTTTAACATCTCTTAGGAAAGGTTCTACAGCAGCACGGAATTGAGCTCTTGTGAATGCATCATTGAATTCAAAGAGTTGTGATTTCGCTGCAACTGCGATTGCTTTTTCTAAGACTATGAATAACCTTCTGACATTGATTCTATCGAATGCTGAAGGACTTGTAAGACCTGTTTTGTCTCCAAATAATACTGTTCCTTGTCCAGCAAATGTCACAACTGGATTAATCCTTGCACGATATAAGTCATCTCTTGATGATTGTGAAGGGTTAAACGCAAGTTTAGTTATACCTAAGTATTGACCTCTTGAGAAACCAGCAGGTGAGAACCATGGGTCTCTTAATAAGTCTGACCTTGCCATTATACCTGCTGTGTGTCCATTAGAGGGCACGTAGCAGTATTTGTCGTTGTATCTATCGTATTGGTATACCCAACCACTGTCTAATACAACATATGAACTTGATGTGACTAATGCGTAATCTGCAATCACGTTAGTTGATTGTGCAGATTCACTTGATACACCTACGACACTTGCACGTCTAGGTGAAACTATAACCATACAATCTTTTCTTCCTTCTGCAGTTGCAATAAGTTGATTAACGATTGTGTTATGGTCTGCAAGAATGTCTTGTTCGACACCACTTCCGTTATCAGTTCTTGTTGAACCAGCAATTAAGAATGATACGTCTATTGTTTCTGCATCACCGAAGTGAGTTTGGTATGCACCATATTTCTCACCAGCAGTAGGAACTCTTCCGTCAACTCCACCAGCAAGTGATGAAGTGATAACTGCAGAAGGTCTACCGAATGTAGTCGTTGCAGATTGTAAATGAGTTCTTGTTTCGTTTGCACTTGCAAGTAAGTCTGTTGAATGACCTGACCAGTAAATGTAGTCTGATTCTCTTGCAATAACGTTTTTGTAGTAATTTGATTGACCTTGACCATCTTTAGAGTCTGACGCAAGTGATACGAATCCATATGATTCTAAGATTGTGTCTTTAACTCCACTGAATAATCCGTCTTGGTCTGATACAACAACATGAATTTCATCATCTGAACCACCAGCAGCTGTTGCTGTTCCTGACTTAGCAGGTGCTTTATCAAATGAATTATAAAATTCCCAGTATCTATCTACGTTAGCACCACCTGCGACGGCAGTTAATAGACCTGTTCCACTTGGTTGACCAAGTGCTTCGATAGTAATTGAAGTTCCATCAGGAATCGTCAATACTCTGTATTCGTTGTTATGTCCAGCAAATCTCACGATGTCTCTTACGAACATACCTGATGAATCACCAACTGTTATAGTTGTTTGACCCACTGACTCTGTTCCTGTGACTGTTGTCACTGCATCGTTGAAATATGCATTTGCAGACCCACATACTGAAACCTTTAATGAATTACCTAAAGAACCTGCGTATTTTGCAACATAATTACCTACAGTTCCGTTTTGAGAACCATCTTGATAAGTATTGACATATTCGTCATTGTTTTTAAGTAATGCAGTTCCACTTGATGAGTTTGCATTGTTTAATTGAGATGTGTTGATTCTAACCACTCTAAGTGATGAACCATATTTTAGAAATGATTCCGCTGAATAGAAGTCCTCTGCTCCAGCGTCGGAATTAGCTGGTTGATAAAAATTATCAACTAAACCCTTAGAATCTGAAACTGTTATTACTTCACCAACAGGGCCCCATTGGAAATGTCCAGCAAATGCACCTGTAGTCGATGAAACGGCTGGGACAACATTAGTCAGGTCTATCTCGGAGACCTGAACGCCTGGTGATACTTGAAATGCCATACTTTTACTCCTGTTAATGTAAAAAGTTGTTTACTGTTTTATTTATAACTTTTAAAAACCCAACAACTATAATTTAATTGGTATATCCATACTTTTGTGAAACCATCGGTCTCCTTCACTATCTACGAAGGTATCTGACTGAGACTCCCCGTCAAATATACCAGCTGGTAATAAATCGTCTTCGATTAACTTCTGTTGTTCTGAATACAATAAATTTTTAACTTGTGTATCGGTTAAATGTTCAAAGTATGCAGTGGTCACAAACCAACTGAATAATACCAAATTCATGACCATATCGTCATTATATCCTCTATCTGCTTCCCAACTATTACCCTTATGAACAAAAGTCATAAGTTCTGTAATAGTATGTCTGTCATTCAGAATAAGTCTATTTTCTTCTAATAATTCTTTAAGTGTAGAACAACCGATTCTCTTAATCTTTCTAGACATGGTCACACCTATGTCTTCGGCTTTTAGTTGACCTTGAACAAATACATTCGGATATTCTATCTCGTAATGTAGTTGTGTTGCAACCATTCCACCCTCTGCATTATTTTCTATAATAACGACTGGTTCATTATAATGTTTAACATACTTATTTATAATATCGGGGAAGAGAAGGGGACTTATCATATTATCTCTATATGTGCATACTTGTTTAAAGGGACTTGTAGTCACGTCTATGATTGTAAACGAAGAGTAATCTAACCCTCTACCTTTGGATACGTCTACAGTGCAAACGTATTTATGACCCTCTAATGGTTTCTCATAAAGAAATAAGTTGTCTCTATTCCAGTCGGGTTCTAATGCTCTCATACCTAGTAGTGTATTACTATTGATAAGTGTATTACCAGTTCCTAAGAATGAGTTTCCATATTCTTGTTCAAATTGTGCTTCTGAAGTGTTTGCAATAGTTTCTTTCTTCCACTCTTCGTCTCTGCCTGGCACGTCATACCAGTTGATAAGAAATGACTTATATTCCGATTGGTTATGAACTGCACTTTCGTATATCTTATGAAACATATTACCCACACCATTTGCAGTGGAAGTAATAATAACCTTAGAGTCTTTACCCGAGGTCACAACGGGATACGTTGCAGTATAGAATGTCTCTGCATCATCTACGAATGCAAACTCATCTAAGTATAGTAGGTTGATTGAAAGTCCACGAATTGAACTTGAAGAAGTTGCAGCTGCAACGACTTTACTATCATTTGCAAATTCTATTGACCCTTTGTTTAGAATCTTGACTCCTGGCTGTAAAAAGAATGGAACAGACTCTAACATGGTGACAATACGTGCAATCATTTCTCTTGCAATTGCACCTTTGTTGGCAAGAACTGCTACAGTGACTTCGGGTTTAAATAATAGAAACCACAACAAATATGCACAAGAAGTAATTGATTTACCACTCTGTCTACTTGCAAGAACCACATTGAAACGATTGTCATTATAATGGTTGATTAGGTTTTCTTGATATCCACGAAGTGTAAAGGGAACCATACCTTCGTCTAGTGATATGATTTGTGTATAATTTTCTATAAAATGAGCAGGATTTTCAGAACACTTCAAGTATTCTGCCATTTGTTTTTTGGTATACTGGGTTTCGATTCCAGCTCTTTTGATTAGATTATTACCAAGATAACCTTCGTTTGTGGGTTTAACCATCTTTCTTTTCTTTCTTCAAAAACTTCTGCAGTTCTGAAGTAGAACCAACATATAGGTGATTTTCAACTTTACCTATTCTTTGTTCGTCCTCTTTTTCTAAATCCTTAATTTTTTTCTGAACGTCTAGTAGTTTCTCTGCAGTATCCGCTACAGTCTTTATCAACTGTCCTGCGACCTCATATGCACGTGGGTGTTCCGTTTCTTTAGACAACTCAAGTATTCCGTCTATTGCATCTTGACCACGTTCTACGAGGTTATAGAGGTTCTCACGAGCATACTTATAGTCCGTGTCCATGTTCTCTGCTCTTGTCGGTAATTTAACTACTTGTGTTTCTTTTTTGATATCGGTGTTGATATCTAAGAGAGAGTTTAACTTATCGTCTATTGGTTCTTTTGTCATAATTAACTGTCATTGGTTTCACTAAAACTTTCTTTAGCACCATCATCATAAAATGTCACTGTTTCTGCAACTACGAATGTATCTGTTGGGTCAACAGAACCTACAAATTTAAGTGTAGTGTTTGTTTCTATAGTCACTGCACCTGAAACTACCATTGATAGTCTATCAGTTGCAATTGAAACAACTGTTGGATTGGTTGCATTCCCTGTTCCAAATATTTCGTCATTTGCACTTATCTTTGTATTTATTGCAGTCGGAAAGGTGATTGTTGTGGAGTTAGACACTGCATTCGGTATTTCTGCAAATGCGGGTTCATAGTGTTTAACCTCTTTGATTAGTCCACTGTCTGCAATTTCTGAAGTTGTAAAGTTTGCATTTCCAGTATTGATATATTCTCTTTCAATAACACTTTTAATAACACTTCCAGTATAGACTGGGCCGAAGAAGTATAGTTTCATAGTAAACTCTAAGGTATACTCAATAACTCTTCTTTCTTCAAAGGAACCCTCATAAGTATCTTCCATTGCAACACTATTAAGTGTAATTGGAACATCTCTAGTATCTGTCATAGAGTCAATCATTTTCATTGTGACTGTATATTCGGGTTGAAAATATGGTAAAATTTGTTCTACGATTTGTAATGCATCATTCATGTTCTTTGCAAGAACACTTAGTGTAAAAGTTAAGTTGTATGGTGCTGGGTTGTATTGATATGAACGATTCACTCCGTCTGTATCTAAATTAGATTTAGAATGTCTTATCAATTTATTTTGTTGTCTTGTTGGGTCATACTCAAAACCATTCAGTTCGAATGCAAGTCTTGGTAAAGAAATTGCACTTCTATTATTATCTGAAAGATTTGGTTCTTCCTGTAGTCTTGCAAGGAATTTTTGTTTTGGGCCGTATGAAATTGGAACCTTTATTATACTTAACACAGTTCCGTCTTCTTTTGTTTTCTTTAATGTGATATTATTAAACAGTGTTCCGAAGATTGATACTGCTCTTTTAATTGTCTCATTATAAAAATGTGTCCCAAACATTATGTGACCTCACCAAATGGGTTTGTTTCTGAGAAGTCTAAGTAGTTATCTGCTTTGTCTTCAAAGTCTTTATTTTGTGCAGAACCATCATTGTTCATAGTCAATACGTCATTGATAGCTGCAATTGTATCTGATACACCCGAATCTACACCAACAAGTGTATCTCCAACTGTAAGTGTTGCAGTGTTATGAATAATTGTTGTTGCATTACCCAGTGAAGTCTGAACCTCACCAACAACAACTCCGTTCTTAGTTATATTTTCACCAATAGAATATGCATTTTGGTTGGTCATTGTTAATCCTATTGAATATGCTTGGTCTAATTCTATTAAGTCTGCATATGAACCAGTATCGAAATCTTCTCCACTGTATTCGAACAACTCACATTGTAATTTAAATACAAATAGTTTTCCGACTTGATAGAATGGATTCTCATGTTCTACGAATTTGATTTCAAACATTGAACCACTGAGAGGGAAATAAAGTAAATCTCCTTCGTTAGGTCTCATTGAAGTTGCAAGGTTTGAATCTAAGGATATAAATCTTTCCCAACTTCTAAGTGATATGATAAATGTTGCTTGGTCTCTTACTTGGACACCAAACTTAGACATGAGGTCTCCTTCTCCTTCAAAACCTTCTGTATTTTCTAAATACATTTCTACAGAATATGCATCACCGAATGTTGACTGCACGTCTTCACCAAGTATAGTGTCTTCCTCTACAATTTCTCTTGGTAGATAATATGTTTCGTGACCATATATTCGTAATGACTCAACAACTAAATCCTCATAGAGGTGTTGTTCAGTCGATACTGCATGGTTAAAAAATACGTTTGTAGGCATTTATTACCCCATTAAGTCCATGACTGGCATTTCAAAGTTCAGTCTAGACTCTTCTTCTAATTTTGTAATTTCTTCTTGTGCTTCTTGTTTCATTGCAGAACCATCGAGTGTCACCCCGCCTGGAAGTGCAATACCTTGGAACTTGGATAGGTTTTCACCCCATTGATACTTAACTAATGCAGTTGCATATTTTTTCAACCACATATCATTGTAGATATCAGTCATGTCTGTAGGGTCTAATTTTCTATAACATTCAATAATGATATACTCTCCAGCACTTAATTTACTTGCACTGTAGTCCATGTAGAGTCTGTTAGAGTGCATATTATATCTTATAGGTATCTGACCCACTAAGATATCATTTAAAAGTGATAAGTGTGATTGAACTTGTGAATAATATAAAACACTGGTTGAAGTTAAATCATACAAGTCATTAAGTCTTAATTGGTATTGAATATCAAACATACTTGAAGTCTGACCCGAATTGAAAGGGAATATCTGCAATACACTTAACACATGTTCGGGTAGTGTAATGTAGTTTTGACCTTCACCAAACGTCTGACCTGAAATTGCATGTGTTCCACTTGTCGCTGCATTGTGAGTTTCATTCGTTTTAAATGAATCAATCTCTTGTTGTGTAATTTGGTGTTTAAGGTATGTTTTTATAGAACCATCGTAATGATATTCACGGAAATATTGAAGTGCCTCGTCCATTCTGTCATCAAATTGGTCATCGTCCACATTGATTTCTAAAACTGGAGCTCCAAGTTTTCTCTTTATATACTCTTTAAAGGTTGCTTTTGAATTTGGTTCTGCCATAGTAGTTTCCTGTTATACTACTATTTATAACGAATTTAATCTTGGAAATAGGTTTTACTTTGAAGTCTGTCTATCTTTGTATCTATATTACTAATTGAATCCATAATTCTTTGAAAGTCAGCTTCAATTTGTTCTCTAGTAGCATAATCCCTAGCAATCTCTTCTCTTGTTTTATTGATTAGAATATCAATTCGTTTTTGTTCTGATAGAACATTTCTAACTAAGAAACCTATGGGTAGGATAACAACTGTCATTACGACATTCCATAAGATATAAGGTGATACGACTATTTCCATACCATTATTTATCTATTCTACTCGTCTGTAGTGGTTTGGTTTTGTATTAGTTTTCCATTTTCATCAGTATGAAAAGTAAGTTCATCAGGGTGGAACCCTTGCAACTGAGAATGTCTTGCATTGTCTGAAAGGAAATTCATATTCATATTGAATGATATACTATATCTATCTTTTTGAGTAAGATTGGGTTCAACCATATGCATTAATGCACTTGGAAATAGAAATAAATGACCAGTTCTTGGTGCAAGTTTCCAGTTCTGTGCATCTCTAGGAGAATATGGAAAGTCTGAAACTACTTTACAGTCTGTATCAATAGCCATAAAATTACCTTCATCACCATCTGCTTTTATATAAAACACACCACTATACCAACAACCATTATGTAAGTGTGGTGCATTCCATGCTGTATTATCATTAATGTTTGCCCATGCATTACCTATTGATAATTGAAGTTCTGTTGGACTGTGTCCTGTATAACTCAATAATTCAGTATCAAAAGTATTCTTAATTGTTCTTATTGCTTTAGAGAAGGTTGGATTTCTTTCTACACCATCATTAGACTGCCAACCAGTATACTGATTAGAGACTTGTCTACCCTTCGGGTCTTTCTTTCTCATACTATCCATAGTATTTGCTAACATATCCATATAATCTTGTGTTAATACACCTTCGTCTACAAGGTTTCTTTCAATACATGCATATGGAAATAGTAATCTAATCGCCATCTTTATCTCCTATAGGTAATTCTAGTTGTATTTCGGGTGAGTCTTCACTGACATGATAAGGACACTCGGGTGGTGGACTCTCTTCTTTAAAGTTTTTACCCTTACCTGTATGTAGTTTCCCACCTCTATATCCACCTAATGCAAATTCTTCACTTCTTGCTTCATTAGAAGTTGCTGGGTCTCTTGAAAACTCGTCCATAGTTTTTTGACGACCTTCATTTGCAGTTAGATAACTTCTATTCTTTGTCCAGTCTTCACTTCCGTTTACTACGTAAGTTGCATTCCATTCCTCTCTTTTAAATGGTATTACTTGAACTAAAGGAGTTCCTTTCTTTATAACAAACGAATGACTGACACGTGGATAAAATATAATTTGTGCATTGTCATAGTTTGCATTAAATTTATCCGTGTCAATAATTCCCTGCCATGTTGCAAAGTATTTATTTTGAAATAAAAATGGGTCTAGATACATAGTGGAATATCCAGGCGGTGTAGTTATGTTCCATGCATTTCTAAACTTAAATGCACTCCTTACGGGTGCTTCATCATCAGGAAGATATTGAAATGCATATCCCATCTGCCATGAGGGGTGATGAGGAGAAGGAGTTTCCCAACCATCTCCAAATTCTTGTGAACCAACATATTGACTGTCATCATTATCATCTATGTGACCATTTTTTACAATCATATCTCGATTTGCACACAAATACCAACCACTTTTTAACCAATCGTCCATGGCTGGACATGCACGTATAGTAGTTCCCATGATTCCACGAGTATATTCATTGAACTTCATATTTTTCCACCAATCGGGTGTGACAGATTTTGCTAATACAGGTTTAGTGTCTCTTAAAGTCTGTTCATTAAATGTGTTGAATTCTATTGTGGGCATTGTTTAAACCATTCCTTATCTTCTACAAGTCTAATTTCATCACCTCTGATTACTATTGACTTCCTATCTATATATCGTGCTTCGGGTGTGGGTGCATCTGCACCATGTGGTATTCTTCCGTCAAATACAACAAGTCTATTTGGAACAAATTCTATTTCTGCAATTTGGTGGTTCTTAATATGGTCGTTCCTTCCATGTAAACCCTGTTGCATTTCGTCATATATTCTCAAAGGGCCTCCCCAATGTTTTGACCAAAACGTATTAGTGTAATACAGAAATGATAGATTCCATTCATCTTCATCTGAACAATCTGAGTGTGTTGTTCCATGTAATCCTTGTGTCTGAGAGTTTAAACCCATATATTGAAATCTTTCCCATGCAAAACCAAAATCAGTTTGTAGTTTTTTATCTAAAAATCTTGCTACTAGTTTGGGTGCAGAATTGTGATAATCTGCAATGTCACCTGCGAAATTAGGATATGTATATTTTGGACTTCTTTCAAGTGCAGAGAGTAGTGTTCCACCCCAAAATTGATGATGTGATAAACCTGTAGGACTTGTCCCTCTTACTTCATTCCTTTTTGCCCAAATGTTAGAATTACCAATTGATTTATCGACCCAATGATGTAGTTGGACTGGCAACCAATTATCAATTATGTGAATGTCTTTAAGGGGGAATCCTATATCTTTTAACTTAAAGGACTCATCATGATAAATGAGTTCCATACATTAACCTGTTCTAGAGTCGGGAAGAACTAGTGGTTCGGGAATTACAGATAAGTATTCTTCGTATTGTTTTAGAGTATCTTCTCTTGTGGACATTATCTCTTGAGCAATCTGACTAAAACATGAGTATGCAGTATCACAATATTCTAAAACTCTTCTTGCATCTGCACGTCTAGGGTGATTTGAACCTTCTCTTCCAGCGTATGTTGCATAATATAAATCAATCATACCATACAACTCTGAAGTTGCTTGAGTATATTGACTAATTGTATGTTCTAGTCTGTTAACATATTGTGTATTTAAGTTATATCCTAAAGGTGGTTCTGAATTTTCTATGTATAATTCAATACTACGTTTATCTTCATCAGTTAGTGTGGATTTTTCTTGACCTTCGAAATCTATAATTTCGTCATTCCATTTTAATATTTTAACTTCAATATCATCATAGACAAGAACCTCATAATCAAATCCTAGTTCGGGTTGGTCTACATTTTCATATTCCCATTCCAAACCATTTGGTTTTCTAATTATTAGTTTTCCGCTTTCTGTGTAAATTAATGCATTCATTTATTTGTTCCTCTCTCCATTATATAATAGAATTGTTATTTTTGCAAGATGTTTTTTGCTTTTATCCAATCATCTAGATTATTTATGTTGGAATAATCCATGTCTTTTACCCATGGGCCTCCCCTTGTATAGTGAATACCATGGTAATCCCATTTTTCATCAGGGTTATCATACCCTTCGGTAAATACATACTTTTCGGGTATCGGACTAATCTTATCAGTCCATTCGAATTGGTGTAGTTGTTTTCCTGTCCATGTATTGACAGCTTCGGGTGTTAACTTTTTACAGTCTTCATGACCATTATTAAAAATCATAAGACTTGACCATAGTTTCTTAGGATAATCTATATTGACCTCACCATTAAACTTAGTTGTATCATGTTCTATTTGTTTATACTGAATACATGCAACTGCATCATCTAAATTCAGATAATAGAATAAAGGTAGAATATTGTTTCTCCATATGAAATCATTATCAATAAAGATACTATATCCTTCATAGTTTTCTAAATGTGGTATTAGGAATCTACTGTAAGTAAATTCAGTAGACTGATTTGCATACTCCCTATTATAGTCGGGAAGTTTAGAAATGTCAAGGAATTTGATTTCGGGTTCCCAATGAAGTTCTTTTTGGTATTGACCCATACTTTTAGATAATGAATTTAGTATTGAATTTTTGTTGACCTCATGTAGGTCTCCATGATTAGAATCATATCCTATGTAAATGTTAAGGGGTTTACCTTTTGATTGAAGTGTTGCCTTTTTACTATGTGCATAAACCTCTTTTCTAAAACCCAACTCCATTAAGTCATGGTTGTATTCTAAATTTCCATTACAGAAAGTTATTGATAGACTAGGGTGACTTACATGTTCTTTTTTATCTTCTAGTTTTTTTCTCCAAAACTCTAACACTTCGTCACAAGTCAAGGGTGGTGTATCAAAAATATCATGTATATCTGTTGCAAATATTTCAAAGTTGGGGTCTTCCAATTCTTCAAAAACTTTAGACCTAATAGAGCCTGGGTGTATTCTAAAACCAAATCTATTATCAACTTTATATGTAGTCCCTTGTATTGGGTGTCTTAAACCTTCTTCTTGAATACTCTGAATTAACCAATGTGCTTTTGCACTATGATAATACATAGAGTTTATTTGGATTTCAGACCACATATCTGATTTCTGTTCTTCTGTAAGTTCTACATAATCTCTTATATCTGCATATTCACCATCTGCAGTCTTACAATCCATTTGACCTACTTGTCTATCCTCTCTTTCTATTGCTGTATATACGTCAGGCAAAAACTTGTGATAGTGAACGGATTCTAGTCCAGCACCTTGGAAACCTAAAAAGGTTTTATTCTTTCGAAGTTCTAGTATATCACCCCATTTTATAATTTTTGTGGGTGGAATAATGTTCTCAAAAATATATTTGAATGATTTGTATGCATCTGATTCTTTATCTATATTGTAGATATCTTGGAAAACACCAATATTGTAATCTTCCTTTGCAATAAGGTCTCGGAAATCCATTTCCTTTAAGTTCCAATCTTCGGGTTTAATTTCGTTGATAACGTCTGAATAGTATTTCAAGTATTTCATAGTATATATTTAGGACATAAAAAAAGGGGTCTGCAGAACCCCTTTTTTGTTGTAATATGTTTCCAGTATTAGTAGATACCTGCTTTATCATCTAGACCGCCAGGGCCGAAGACTGGAACAAATGAACCACCACCACCACCAGCTTGGAAGAAGTAAACTCCAGGCTGTCTATGGTTATATGTGAACGGATTCCTTGCTGGAACTGGTTGTCTAGCATTAGCAATATAAGGCACACGATATGTAAACGGATTCCTTGCTGGAAGTGGTTGTCTAGCATTAGCAATATATGGAACCCTATATGTAAATGGGTTTCTTGCTGGAACTGGTTGTCTTATATTCGCAGGATACCTTGCACTGTATGTGAAAGGTGACTGTTTATTACTAGGACTCTGAGCATTCGCAGGATACCTAGCATCATATGTAAATGGAGACTGTCTATTCCTTTGGTTAGGTTGTTGAGCATTTACAGGACTTCTGTATGTAAATGGAGACCTATATTGGTATGTTGAAGGTTGTCTAGCATTACTAGGGTTCTGATAAGTGAACGGACTTCTATGTTGATAAGTAGAAGGTTGTCTAGCATTACTAGGGTTCTGATAAGTGAACGGACTTCTATGTTGATAAGTAGAAGGTTGTCTAGCATTCGCTTGATAAGATGTCTGAGCATTCGCAATATAAGGTGTCTGTGCATTCCTAATAGAAGGATTCTGTGCATTCGCAGTATAAGGTGTTTGTGCATTTGCAATATAAGGTGTTTGTGCATTTGCAATATAAGGATAAGGAATTTGAGTTAATTCTTGTCCTGATGCATTATTCCACCCCGAAGGTGTCTTAACATAAATTTGGTCAACTGCACTCCATGAAGAAGAACCAGTTTTGACCCATGCACCTTGAGTTGAATTCCAACCTGAAGGTGTTTTTACTTTTTGATTTCCTGTTGCCATATCTTATTCCTTAACTAATTGGGGTTGCAGGCCATTGTTGTGATACAACTCCGTCCCATCTAGCTTCGGGTGTTTGTCCCTGTCTTGCATATGTAGAAGGTTGTTGATTAGTATACGTTGACGGCTGTTGGTTAATATAAGTTGACGGACTTCTATGTTGATAAGTAGAAGGCTGTCTATTCTGATATGTAGAAGGCTGTTGATTAGTATACGTAAATGGAGTCTGTCTATTCCTAATGTTAGGTTCTTGACCATTAACTGGATTTCTATACGTAAATGGTGTTTGTGCATTCCTAATATTAGGTTCTTGACCATTAACTGGATTTCTATACGTAAATGGTGTTTGTGCATTCCTAATGTTAGGTTCTTGTGCAGAAACAGGATTTCTATACGTAAATGGAGACCTATGTGAATAAATTATAGGTTGTCTAGCATTAGCAATATATGGAACCCTATATGTGAATGGGTTTCTATAGATTAATGGTTGTCTTGCATTAGCAATATATGGAACCCTATATGTGAACGGACTCTGATACGTAAAAGGTTGCTGAGCATTTGCTGGATATCTTGCATTATACGTAAAAGGATTCTGATACGTAAATGGTTGTTGACCATTCGCTGGATACCTAGCCGAATACGTAAATGGACTCTGAAACGTAAAAGGTTGCTGAGCATTTGATATATAGGGATATTGTCTATAACCTGTTGCCATTTATTCTATCTCCACTGAATATTAATATTATATTTATGCAATTCTAAACCCCTGTATTAGGAGTATAGAACCCATAAATCACCAACTGCACCATCACTACCTGTAGGAGCTGAAGTTGATTGATAAACGTTTCTTGCAGTTCCACCACCATTTGTTGCATTAGTGATTGTTATCGCACCTGATGCAATAGTTCCTAATGACACGTTGTCTGATGCTTTATAGTATCCACTGTCGTTTGTTAGGACTGAGATATTGTGACCACTGATAGAAGAAACTGTTCCAGCACTACCTGAAGTATTTCCAGTGACATTACCAGTTAAGTTCCCTTCAAAAGTTCCAGCAACAAAAGTTTCTGAACCTACTGTCCATTTGTCATTTGTCTCGTCCCAAAGAAGAGTTTTAGCAGTAGAACCACCTCTAGTGATACTAAGACCTGAATCTTCTGTTGGTGAACCTGAAGTGAAATTACTGTTTAATGCAATAATGTTATCTGCAAGTGAAATTGTTTCTGAATTTACAGTTGTT